GGAGAAACTGAAATTAGATATTATAGTGTAGTTAATGACGGTATAAAAAATTACGATAACAAACATACGATTATGGGTTACAAGGGTGCCTTTAGAACGATTAAATGCGCACCAGTGGATAACACAGAGTTCCGTGCTATGTAATTAAACAAATGATTTATTATGGCAAAGCCAAAAGCTTATATGAGCAATATTAATATAGTTGAAGGGAAAATAGGTTTTCCAAGAAGACAAGAAATCCTTGACGATATCGCCAACAATGGTACATTTTTACCTAGGGGTGTTATGATTGAGGACATGGACCAAACCTTTATTGAATTTTTGCAAGCGGATAATGGTTTATCAATAACTGTAGAGGGTAAAAAGGTACCTGTTATATTTTTAACAATACAAAGATGGAGTGAGTTTACAAAAACTTGGAAATTTGGTGATGAATATAAAAACATCGAAATGCCATTTATTACAGTTGTTAGAAAACCAGACGTTCAACAAGGACAAAACCAAGCTGGGTTGTGGAACATACCTGGAAACAAAACCTTTACCTATATGAAAGTACCAACTTGGGATGGGATTAGAAAAGGTATTGATTTATATAAGATACCACAACCAACACCTGTTGGTATTACTTATGAAGTTAGATTATTCACCAATAGAATGAAAGACCTAAATAAATTCAATATGTTGATTCAAAGGGCCTTTCAGTCAAGACAATGTTACATAAGTGTTAATGGTCACCCAATGCCGTTACTTTTAGAAACAATTGGTGATGAAAGCAATATTGATGATTTTGAAAACAGAAGGTTTTATATTCAAATGTTTGAAATAAAACTAGAAGGGTATATGTTAGATGAAGAAGACTTTGAAGTGGTACCTACAATAAATAGAACCATTACTAGCTTAGAAGTTGCTGAAACCAATATAGAAAACAATGTTATATTTGAACCAATAATAAATAACACGGGTGCTACTTATTCATTTATTTGGAACCCCAACGGTTCATCAAGATATTATCTTACAGTTACTGATACAGTAACGTTTAATCAAATAAATGATATTGATAAGATAACAAGGATTGTTATTTATGTTAATGGTATTTCAATATTTGATGGGACTGTAATTGGTGCTCCGATAGTGTTTAATCAAAATGATTCGGTAGAAATAAAGGTTTATAAGCCTAATTATTCTACTGGTAAATTTACGTTATTGGGGACAATTTAATTTTCACCGTATAAGTCTTTTTTTGGTGTACATTTTTCACGAATAAGCTTTTCGACAAAAGCAAACATTTTCAACCCATTTTCTTCGCAATATTTTTTTAGCATTTCATGGGTTTTTGACGTTATTTTTAAGTTTTTATCTCTCTTCATAACTAGCATTTTAAATAAGTATGACAAAAGTATGAAAAAAAACATACTTAAATTAATTTATATTTTTAATGCCATCTACTTTTGTTAAAAACTTAATATTTATAATAAACAAAAGATAAAATAAGTTAAAATAAAACAAAAACAATATGGCGACAAGAGTATTCGTTAGTCCAGGTGTTTACACTTCAGAAAAAGATTTAACATTTGTAACACGTCAAGTAGGTGTAACATCATTAGGTTTAGTAGGTGAAACAACAATAGGGCCAGCTTTCCAACCAATTTTTATTAGCAATTATGGAGAGTTCCAATCTTTCTTTGGTGGTTTAAACCCTACTAAAGTTAAAGACAATGGAGCACCACAATATGAATTACCATATATTGCTAAATCATACTTATCTCAATCTAACCAATTGTTTGTAACTAGAGTATTAGGTTTTTCTGGTTATGATGCTGGTTTAGCTTGGGGTATTACACTTGATGCTGCAATGGACCCAGCTACTAGTGCAACAACTGGTGGTGCTTCATATGCACCATTGATTACGTATTCAGCAACTTCTGCTGGTACAATAACTAGCTTGGTTTCTAGTGATGCGTTTTTACAATCATTGATTAATGACGGTACATTGACTAGTACTCTAGCTTATTTAGGTACAGCCTCTACTGGTTCTAGTGTTAATATAGGTCCAGTTTATATTAAAAACGCTAACATATTTAGTGGTATATCATTTAACTTATATGTTAATGTTACAGGTACCAACGGTTCAAATATTACTGGTACAACTACTGGTGTAACTGTTTACTATTCTGGTAGTGCTTATTCAGATGTAGAAAACCAATTGGTTGCTTTATTGCGTTCTAGAGGAACTATAGATAATTCAACACAATTACCTACATTTGAAGTTAGTGGTTCAACAGATGTACAATTTGACCCAGCTTATAGTGCTGCAACGGCTAATCCTCTTGGGTTATTCTCGTTAAGTGGTTCATCAACAAGACAAGGTTTATTCAATTACCAAGTTTCGTTAGATAGAACACAAAATAATTACTTACCAAAGGTATTAGGTAGAGGTGCTCAAGATGGTAAAACTACTTTGTTTGTTGAGGAGATGTTTGACAACATGTTTAAATCATTAAATGCTGAAGGTAAAATTAGAGGTGTCAAACAAACTTTAACATCTTACGGTAATGATTACTCTGATTACTTAAATGAATACCAACCAGCGGTAACACCTTACGTTGTTTCTGAATTACGTGGTAACAAGGTATTAAGATTATTCAGATTCTGGACTATTTCTGATGGTAATGCTGCTAACGAACAATTTAAGATTTCTATTGTTAACATACAACCAGATTCTAAAGAATTTGATGTTAGAATTAGAGCATACTACGATACAGATGCACAACCAGTAATTCTTGAAAGCTTTGCTCGTTGTACAATGGACCCATTATCTGCTAACTATGTTGGTAGAAGAATTGGTACATTAGATGGTGAATATGTTTCTAGGTCATCATATGTGCTTGTTGAAGTTAATGATGCTTCTGATTCAAGCAATGCATTCCCAGCTGGTTTTGTTGGTTATCCTGTTAGAGATTACCAAATAAATAGCAACACAAGTGTTGTTGACCCTAAATTAATGTATAAAACTGAATACACTACATTTGAAAATAAACGTAAATTCTATTTAGGTCTTTCAGAAACAGTTGGTATTGATTCAGATTTCTTCGATTACAAAGGCGTACCTCCAACTACTACACCAAATGAATGGACTGGTTTAACATATGGTTTCCACATGGATATTGATGCTACTGGTGCAACTATTGATGATGTATTTGAAGTTATTAATAATAGTGGTGCTACTTATAGCCCAATATTCTTATTCGATACAGGTAATGCTGAATTTAGAACAGATGCTGGTATAATTGGAACAGATTACGAAAAAATTTACGCTCGTAAATTTACCTTTGTACCTTATGGTGGCTTTGATGGATGGAATATCTACAACACTAGAAGAACCAATACTGACAGTTATTTAATCAATGGTACTTACGGTCAAAACGGCTTAAATAGTGGTGCGTTTAAAAACAGAACACTTACAAGCGGTGACTTAGGTATAAACTCTGACTACTATGCTTACTTAGAAGCAATATGGACATTTAGAAACCCAGAAGCTGTAAACATAAACGTATTTGCAACTCCAGGTATTGACAACTTTGACAATACAAACCTTATCGAAGAAACAATCGAGATGATTGAAAACGATAGAGCGGACTCATTATATGTAATGACAACACCAGACACATCTAGTGGTTCTATACTATCTGTTGATGATGTGGTTGATAACTTATCAGACATGTATGATAGCAATTACTCTTGTACATACTGGCCTTGGATTCAAATAAACGATGCTGAAAACAATGTATTGATATTTGTTCCACCTACTAGAGACGTTGTAAGAAACATCGCATTGACCGACAACATTGCCTTCCCATGGTTTGCAGCTGCTGGTGTTCAACGTGGTGATGTTGATGCAATTCAAGCTAGAAAGAAATTAACACAATCAGAAAGAGATACACTTTACGAAAATAGAATTAACCCTATAGCTACCTTCACATCAGACGGTATCAAAATATGGGGTAACAAGACTCTTCAAGTTAAAGAAACTGCTCTTAATAGAATCAACGTTAGAAGACTATTATTACAAGCTAGAAAACTTATTTCTGCTGTATCAATTAGACTTTTATTTGACCAAAATGATAGTGTTGTTAGAAGTCAATTCTTATCACTTGTTAACCCAATATTGGATAACATTAGAAGTGAAAGAGGTTTAACTGATTTCCGTGTAGTTGTATCTAGAGACCCAGAGGAAATTGACAGAAATGAATTGAATTGTCAAATATTCTTGAAACCGACTAGAAGCCTTGAGTTTATACAAATCGAATTTGTTATAACACCAACAGGTGCATCGTTTGATAACATCTAATTAAAAATTAAAATAATAAAAGGGCCCCTATTAGGGGCTTTTTTATTTTAAATAATATTTATTAATAAAGATATGTCAAGAATAAAGATAACATACGAACAATATAACAGATTAATTTTAAATGAACATCAAAATCGTTCTAATAAGATTAATTTAAATGAGGATATGAAAGAGGTCTTATTAGGCGTTTCTTTGATGATGGGTGTGCGTTTGACTGGACAGAACAAAGAAGTGGCTGAGAAGGCCCTTAAAAACGATTCTAGCATGTTAGAAATAAAGAAAGTGTTAGAAGATTCAAACAAGCTTAATAAATTGGTCGATGCGTTGACAGAAAAAGGGTATAACGATGCTGAAATAAAAATGGCTAAAAAAGCAAATGAAGTTGTAAACAAATATAATGATTACGCTAAGGATAACAACATCAAGCATAGATTAGATACCAACGCATTTAACAACTTAGTTAAGTTAGATAATGAATTAGCAAAGAAAACTTTACCTGACGCTTAATTGGCTTCAAGAATATCATATATTAAGCAAATAATTTTCCTTATATCATAAGTATCAGCCCACTCTTGTTTAGTTAAGTTTAAGCTATCCACCTTAACAGAATATTTTTCATATAGCTTCTGATGTCCACCTATATCGTAGGATATACCTTTCAATGCGTTTGATACCAATAAACACACTGTTGGACTATCAATATATGTCACCCAATCACACTGGTCTAAAAAAGAATCTAGCTCAGATTCATAGAGTGAAATTAGCTCTTCTTTTGTAAATGGAAGTTTTGTCATACTCAAATATACTAATTATTTTTATTATAAGCAAGTTTTATCTAAAGATTATAATATTTATAGAATATCGTAAATAAAGTTATAAAAAATAAAAATCACAATATTTATTATTAAATAATAAAAAAATTTAAAACAAATACAACATGGCTGATTTATTAATGAAAATGCCGTTGCCATACGAGCCTAAAAGAAAAAATCGTTGGTTAATAACATTCCCTTCAGATTTAGGTATTCAACAATGGTGGTTATCGTCTGCTTCAAGACCATCAATAACTCAAAACGAAGTTGAAATACCGTTCATCAATACCTCAACATGGGTTATTGGTCGTTTTACTTGGGAAGCAATTGATGTTACATTCCGTGACCCAATTGGTCCTTCAGCTTCACAAGCTATAATGGAGTGGGTTCGTTTACACTCTGAATCTATTACAGGTCGTCAAGGTTACGCAGCTGGTTACAAACGTCCAGTTGAACTTGAGATGCTTGACCCAACAGGTGTTGTTGTTGAAAAATGGTTATTAGATGGTACAATGTTAACAAACGTAGCATTTGGTGATTTATCATTTGAAGATGATGCGTTAGCTGATATTACAGCAACCTTGCGTTTTGACCGTGCTATTCTTTTATTTTAGTTTTACATTATGGCAAAGTCTAGAAAAAAGGGTAAACCTAAAAGCAATAGAGGTAATGTCGTTAAGAATATTAAACGAATTAAAAACAATACTGAAGCTATCAAAAAAGCAGCGTCAGAATAAATATAAAACCACTCGAAAGGGTGGTTTTTTTATTTTATATTGGTTCTATTTACAAAAAAATTTGTTTTTCTATATTTATTTTAAAAGTTATAATATAAATAAAGTTTTTAAAGATTTATGAGTAGACCAAATGTATTTCCAAATAAAGGACAAAGTGAACCTATAGATAGCAAAGCTAAACAAGAAGCTTTTGAAGCTGAAAAAGCAGCAGCAACGCAAGAAATTTATCAAAATGCTGAATTAACATCACCACAAATGGACGCTGTTCAAATGATGAAAATGCGTACTGAACAACAAATCAACATGCTTAAACAAAATGGTGTTGTTCAAGATGAATCATTGGCCGAGGTAAAACCTAGAATATTAACTAGACAAGAACAAGAAGTTGATGCCATTAAAAAAAGAGCTGAAGAACAAATGAAAGTTCGTGATGAATTAATGGCTAAGAACGCTAACCAAATTAACAATTATCAAAAACAAGCTGAAGAAGCTTTAACTACAAAAAAAGTTTATACTCAAGAAACCCCAACAATTATGCCAGAACCAAAGTATACAGCACCAAAAAACTATGGTGAATCACCTAAGAATATTGACCCATACATTTATGAGTTAAGTCAACCAAATTTTAATTCACCATTAGATGTTATCCCATTGCCTTCTGAAGGTAAACTATATCCTTCAAAGAAAGCCAACGTTAAGGTTTCATTTATGACAACATCAGACGAAAATATCTTAACCAGTCCAAACTTACTACAAAGTGGACAATTTTTAGAAATTCTTATAAACAGAAAACTATTAGAACCAGATTTAAGATATAGTGACTTACACATTGGTGATAGAAACGCTATTATGCTTTGGTTAAGGGCCACTGGCTACGGTGAAATGTACCCTGTTACATTGTTAGATGAAGACGGTGAACCATTTGAAACTGAAATAAACTTAAATGAATTAAAATACAAGCCATTAGGTGCTGAACCAGATGCTGAAGGTCTTTTTGATTATCAATTTCCAGTTTCAAAGATGCATATAAAATTTAAATTGTTAACTTGTGGTGATGTTGATGAAATTGAAAAAAGAGTAGATAATGAAAAAGAGAAGGGTTCACCAATAGACAACTCTTCAACTTATTTCTTAGAAAAATCAATTATTGAAGTAAACGGAAGTAGAGATAGAAATATGATTAGAGACTTTGCAAACTCTATTAGAATTATTGATGCTAGAGAACTTAAAAATTATATTGAAAAGATTGAAAGTGGTGTTGATTTAGAAGTTACCGTAGGGACTCCAAGAGGTGGGTCCGTTTCCTCCTTTCTTCCCTTTAACGTCAAGTTTTTTTGGCCTAACTTCAGAGTATAAGATACCATTATTGGAAGAAATATACATCTGTATGCAACACTTAAAAGGTGTTAATTATTCTGATGTGTTAGCCATGCCTACATATGAAAGGCGTTTCTTTTTAAGCCTATTAACAAAAGAGTTAAGGGAACGAGAAGAAAAAATGGAAGAAATGAAAAACCAAAATTCAAATAAAAACGCAAAGGGTAACCGTTCAACAACCATTTCTGGTGAAGCATTGAAAAGTAGATTCAAAACTGGTGATATTCCATTAACATAATTAAATACCCCGATATCGGGGTATTTTTGTTTTATAATATATTTATAGTAAAAGAAAAAATGCCTAAGAAGATAATTTTAACAGAACAACAATTTGATAAGCTTCAACAATTTATATTTGAAAGTAAATTTGAGGACTTTGTTTCAAAAAATGCTAAGGTTAATGATATAATTCGAATAGAATTTAAAAATAGCGTTAATAACTTTAAAGTTATATCAAACGATGATAATAGGATACAAATGGATAATATTGATGCTGGTTCAGCCAATATTAACAATAGATATTTTATTGCATCAACTGGTTTGAATGGAAATAGAATAGAAATTAGAAAAGTTAATAAAACAAAAGAAGCTAATAAACTTAATGATATTAAATC